GTCAGGCCGCTGGACAGCGATTTTCCCCAGGGTTCAAGGGCTTCGTGGATTTCTGCGCCACCCTGACGCTGGATACCGGCCTGCCGCTGGTTCTCGAATGGTTCCAGAAGCTCATCATCCGGGCCTACTTCGCCGGAGCCCGCGAGATCGTGGCGATCCTGCCCTTCGGGAACGCGAAATCGACCCTTCTGGCGGCCCTGGGGCTTCATCACATGCTCACCACGGAGCGTGCGGAGTGCATAGTGGCCGCAGCAGCGGCCGACCAGGCCGGGATCATCTTCGACCAGATGGCGGCTCTGATCGAGTCCTCGGACCTGCCGCTGGACGCGAAGCGGGGCATCCGGGCCGTCTATCACAAGGGTGAGGGGCCGAATCGGAAGCCCCTGGGGCGAATCCGGGTCATCTCGGCCGACGTGAAGAAGAACTCCGGGGCTATCCCCACGCTGGTCCTGGTGGACGAGCTTCAGGCGCACCCCGACGGCTACCTGTACCAGATGTTCCGTGGCCGCCTGAAGAAGCGCAATGCCCAGATGGTGACCATCTCCAACGCCGGCTGGGGCAAGGACTCGTTCCTAGGCGAGATTCGGGACGCCGCGCACGAACATGAGTCCTTCACGCGCAGGGGCATGATGAATCGGGCTCAGATGGGGGGCCTGGAGTTCTTCGAGTGGTGTCTGAGCACGGAAGACAACCCCCGGGATGTGCGGGTGGTCAAGAAGGCGAACCCGCTCAAGCATGTGACGCCCGAGGTGCTGTCGGAGTGGCTGAACTCCCCATCGACGCAGACGACGACGGGTTGGGCCGAATGGCTCCGCGGGGCCTGTGGAATCTGGACGGCGGCCCTGAATCCCTGGCTTTCAGCCCCCGAATGGGACGCCCTGCGGGTCGATATCGGCCAGATCGAGGAGGGCGAGGAGGTCTACGCCGCGGTTCGCGACGGTGCGGTCGTCATCGCGGCCAAGCGTGGCGAGGCCGTCCAGGTCAAGGCGTTCATCGGCGAACCGGACCTGACGGACACCGAGAAGCTCCTGATCTCCCTAGCCGAGAAGTACCGGCTGGCCGAGGTCGCGGTGGACGGCAAGGCTTTCGGCATCCTGTTCGACCAGTTGACGGACCGCGGGCTCCCGATGGTGGAGTTCCCGCACCGCGCCGAGCGTTTGACGCAGGTTTCGGCATCGATCCAGGCCCTCGTTTCCAAGGGCGGGCTGCATCACGACGGTGACCCCGAGCTCCGGGCGCACGTCCTGGCGGGCACGACGAAACAAGACGAGAGAGGTTGGCGTTTGATGATGCTTCCTGAGAATCGGGCGCTGATCGCTATGGCTATCGCCGTGCATCAGGCCAGCCTGATGGAAACCCCCGTGTACTGGGTCGTCTGATGGGGATGACCTACGCAGAGTTCGAGGCGCGATTCTTCCCCAAGGAAGAGCGCGACTGGCTATCCGACTCCTGGTCGCTGCCGCGCCGTAGTCCGCTCCCGAGTGTCGCTGGGCCGTTCGTGGACAAGGAAAGCACGGTCGGACTGTCCACGGCTGGTGCGGCCATCAAGATGATTTCGGAAACCATCGGGATGATGCCGCTGAAGGTGTACCGCGGCGAGTCCCCGGATGTGACCGAAGCACGCGATTCCTGGCAGTGGTTCCGCCTGAAAGAGGTCCCGAACGACGAACAGTCGGCCTATGACTTCTGGCAGGACGCCGCCGCGAGCATCGAGACGGCCGGAAACGCCTACATCTGGAAGACCGTCACGCGGCGACCCGTGCGGGACGAAGGGGACATTCAGCTCTTCCTGATCGACCCGTCGCAGGTCATGGTCAAGCGGGACGAGAACAACCGGAAGTACTACGAGGTCCGACGCGGTTCAGGTCGCATGGAGCGGGTTCCCCTGTCCCAGATACTGCATATCCGGGGCTGGACGGCCGTTCCGGGGGCCGATGTGGGCCTGTCGCCTATCTCGATCCACCGCGAAACCATCGGCGCGGCCCTTGCCGCCCGCGAGTTCCAGTCGCGGTTCTACTCGAACGGGACGACGCTTCCGGGGTTCATCGTCACGCCGGGCACGCCTCGACAGGAGGACGTGGACCGCCTGGCCGATGAGTGGAACCAGCGCCACGCCGGCCTAGCGAACTCCCACCGGCCCGGAATCCTGGCGAATGGGGCCACATGGGTGCCGACGGGCCTGTCGATGCGGGACGCGCAGTACATCGAGTCCCAGCGGTTCTCGGCCGAAGAGGTCTGCCGCATGTGCCGCATCACTCCGGGGATGCTGGGGATCGTTCCCGGCAACTCGGGCCAGATGCCCGACCCCAACAACGACTTCGAGCGGTTCCTGCAAGCCGACCTCGGCCCGCGTATCCGCCGCATCGAGATGGCACTTCGGCGCGATACGGACCTGTTCCCCACGGAGGGCGGTCTGTTCCCCGAGTTCGTGACGGGTTCCGTACTGCGCCCGACTCTCACGACCCGGATGTCGGCCTACGTCGATGCGATCCAGGCCGGTGTGTACACAAAGAACGAAGCGCGAGAACTGGAGAACAGGCCGCCGAAGGAGGGTGGCGATGAACTCCAGCAGACGCCGGTCGGCGGCGCGCCAAACACAGGAGGAACATCTGATGACGAAGGAGAATGACCGCGAGGTTCGCATCATCGGCCCGAAAGACTGGGAGATTCGCCACACGGGCCGCGCCACGGAGGGTTTCACGATCCGGGGCTACCCGGCCGTGTACAACCAGCCGTCCCTCGACCTCGGCGGGTTCACCGAACAGATCGCGCCCGGTGCGTTCGATGAAGTCCTGGCGGCCACCCCGGATGTTCACTTCGTCTGGGACCACGACACGCGGTACGTCGGCGCTCGGACCACGAACGGGACGCTCAGTCTGTCATCTGACGATCACGGGCTGTTCATGGAGGCTCAGGTAGGCAACTACTCATGGGCCAAGGATTTGCGAGTTGCCCTGGAGCGGGGCGACATCGACCAGGGCAGTTTCGCGTTCACCGTCGCGGACGGCGGCGACACCTTCGCTGCGGACGACGACGGGAACGTGACACGAACCATCACCAACGTTGGGGGCCTCTACGACGTCACCGTGACGGCGCAGGGGGCCTACCCACAGACGAGCATGGCCGCGGTCCGATCCCTCGCCGCCGCCACAGGTCGTCAGCCCGAAGAGGCTGAGGCCGCGCTGGTCGCTCCTTCTGAGGAGGGCCAGAGAGAAGAGGAGCAAGAACGCTCCGTGGAAGATGACGAGGACTTCGCCAGATGGCACGCGGCGATGGAGACGAAGTTCGCTGCGCGCAGGGCGGTCCTCGCCAAGCAGGAACAGGAGATTCCGAATGAGCGTGAAGACGCTTGAGGAACTCCAGGCCGAACACGCAGACGCCAAACTGAAGTTCGAGCGGCAGAACGCCGCCCTCCAGGGCCTCGGCCCCGATTCAGACAAGCAGACGCGGGAAGACCTGGAATCCGAGTTCAACGCCACAGAGGCCGAAGTCGCCAAGCTTTCCAGCGACATCGACCGCTATGTGCGCATGCAGAAAGCCCTTGAGGACGTTCCTCGGGGCGAGATCAAGGTTGGGAACGAGCCCCGCACCTACGAGAAGGGCATCCGGGAGGACAACGGCGAGTTCCGTTCGTTCTTCCGTGACCTGCTCCGCTCGGGTGAGGGGAACGTCGCCGCTCAGACCCGTATCGCCCGGCACGCTCGGGAGATCGCGGTTGAGCAGCGTGCCGCCATCAGCACCGGTTCTGGCGGTGTCGGCCTCGTTCCTCCGCAGTACCTCCTGGACGAGCTTGCCGAGTTCGCTCGGGCGTCCAGGCCGTTCGCAGACGCCATCGGTGGGCGTCCACTCCCCGACGTGGGGATGACGTTCAACGTTCCGCGGGTCACCACGGGTACGGCTACCGCGGTGCAGTCCTCGGAAGGTGGCGCGATTCAGGACGGTTCGGCCGTTACCGACTACCTGTCGTTCACGGTCAACACCGTTGCCGGTAAGCAGGACATTTCGAGGCAGTTGCTCGACCGTTCCGACCCGGCCACGGACACCGTCCTCGGTCAGGACCTGGCGGCGGATTACGCCAAGCAGCTTGACACGCAGTTGCTCAACCAGGCCACGAACGGGATCACCGTCCTGTCGGGCGTCAACTCGGTGACCTACACCGACGCGACTCCGACCGCCGGCGAGTTGTACGCCAAGTTCGCGGACGCCATCCAGCAGGTTTGGACCAACCGCTTCGCGGCTCCGGACCTGATCGTGATGCACCCGCGGCGCTGGGCGTTCTTCCTCGGCGCGGTGGACTCACAGAACCGTCCGCTGGTGCTCCCCGACCCCGACGCTGCGAACAACCTGTTCAACTCGTTGGCGACGGGCACCACGTCGAGGCCGCAGGGCCTCGTCGGCTCGCTGATGGGTCTTCCGGTCGTTATCGACCCGAACATCTCCATCACGCTCGGCGCGGGTACGAACGAGGACATCATCGTCGTGACTCGTAGGGACGACCAGCTCCTGTTCGAGGTTGGCGCACCCACGGTTGCGGTCGAGACTGGTGTTCTGTCCGCGAACCTCCAGGTGCGTATCTACGCCTACGGGTACTTCGCGTTCACGTTCGCCCGCTACGCCAAGGCCACGAGCCGGATCGCCGGTACGGGCCTTGCAACTCCGACCTTCTAGGCCGGATAAGACTGGGGATTCTTCCGAGGGGAGGGCCTCGCGCCCTCCCCACCCCCAGGAAGGAGAGACATGGCGGTAGACCAGGAAGTCATCGATTCCCTGCTCCGCGAGTTGGCGAAGTACGAGGCCGCGGGCAACGAGGACAACGCCCGCGCCGTGAGGAACGAGCTTGATCGTCACGGTTTCAAGCCGAAGGCCCCGGCGAAGCGAGCGGAGAAGCGTCCCGCGCCCGAGAAGGAAGAGCGGTAGACCTCTGGGCCGAGGCGAACCGGAGTTTCTACGCCTCCGGGGCCTGGCAGTCCGTTCGTGACACGAGCGGACGGCACATCATCAAGTACCCGACCGATTTGCAGGTTTACCGGGAGATCATCGCCCAGGCCAAGCCCGAGGTCATCGTTGAAACGGGTTCCTGGGAGGGCGGCTCAGCAGCATGGTTCGCCGAGTTCGCCGAAGTCATCAGCATCGACGTTTCCCTGCCCCGGCACCCTGACCCGCGAGTTCACGCGGTCATCGGGGACAGCACCGCCCCGGAGATCGCGTCCTACGTTCGAGACGAGGTACGCGGCCGGCGTTGCCTGGTGAGCCTGGATTCTGACCACAACGCGGAGCACGTGGCCCAGGAGATCGCGGCCTATGCGCCGCTCGTCACCATCGGTTCCTACCTCGTCGTGGAAGACACCGCAGTGGACGCCTACGACCTCGAACCGGGTTCGTACCCCGAAGGCGGGCCGCTCGTAGCCGTTCAGCACTTCCTCAAGACGGACAACAGGTTCGTTCCCGATCCAGAGTGCGAACGATTCCGCCTAGGGATGAATCCGGGCGGCTGGCTAAGGAGGGTTGCGTGAGGGTACTGGTAACTGGCGGCAACGGGTTCATCGGTCACTACACCTGCGACGCGCTGCGAGCGCGAGGCCACGAGGTTCTGATCTTCGACCGCCACAACAAGCCAGACATCCTGGGCGACCTCCGCGACCCGGTAGCTGTGGACGTGGCGGTATCCGAAGTAGATGCCGTGATGCACCTGGCTGGGGTTCTCGGAACCACCGAAACCGTCCGCTATCCGCGCCCCTCGGTGGACGTGAACATCCACGGCGGCCTCAACCTGTTCGATGCCATCGCCCGCTACAAGGTCCCCGCCGTGAACATCTGCGCGGCGAACGACTGGATGTGGAACCCCTACAGCATCACGAAGAAGGCCGCCGAGCGGTTCGCCCTCATGTTCAACAAGGAGTTCGGCACCCGCATCACGCTGGTTCGCGGCTTGAACGTGTACGGACCGGGCCAGAAGGCCGCGCCGGTCAAGAAGATCATGCCGAACCTCATCCTGCCGGCACTGGAAGGCCGCCCCATCGTCATCTACGGCGACGGCGAGCAGGTCATGGACATGATCTACGCGGAGGACGTGGCGGAAATCCTCGTCCGCGCCCTTGAGATGGACCACGGCGTGTACGACTCAGTCATCGACGCGGGCACGGGCCGCGAGACGACGGTGAACCATCTGGCCCACATGGTCATCGAGATGGTCGGCCAGGGGAGCATCGAGCGCGTCCCCATGCGCCCCGGCGAGCCCGAGAACGCCGTCGTGCTAGGCGACCCAACCACCCTGAAACCCCTCGGCCTTACCGCCGAGGACCTGACATCACTCGAAATCGGACTCAAGAAGACCGTCGATTCCTACAGATGATGTTCAGAAGGGCCGATCCGAAGACCGACCCCTCTGGTGGGACGCCAGTTCCCACGGGCGACACGCCCGGCGTGGCGAGAGTCTAGCATGAATGTCGCGGTCATACCGGTGGCGTTCTTCGCGGAGTCCCACATCACCATGACTGACGACTTCCTGACACGCCTGGAACCGGAGGTAGATCGCGTCGGGGTCTGGCACAACGGGGGGACGATGCCAGATGAGGGCTCGAAGATGCTCCGCGAGCACGACGTGGACGTATTCGACGCGGCGGGTTGGCGATTCTTCGAGATGTGGAACGACGGAGCGTCGTGGGCGCTGACGCTAGGGGCTGACGTGGCCCTGTTCCTGAACAACGACATCGAATGGCCGGCGGGAGCCCTGCGAGCCCTCGCAGACGGCCTGGCGAGCGCACCGCCCGACATTGCCGTAGCGAGTCCCGATCCGGCGTCGGACTTCGTACCGGGCGAGCTTATCGATATCAACGCCACCCCGGCCTACCGGGGCCTCATGGGCTGGTGCTTCGCCGTTCGCCCCGCGTACTGGCAGAACATCGACACCCGCTACCACGTTTGGTACGGGGACGACGAACTCGGCCTGCTGATGAACAAGGCGGGCTGGCGCTGCGTTCGCGCCAAGGGCGTCCCGGTGCAGCATCCGGTGAACGAGACGACGATGCAATACCGCGAGGGTCTCTGGGACATGCGCCGCGAGGATGAGGCGCTCTACAACTCGAAGTGGGCATGAACTTGCGGGGAGTGCAGAAGCGCAGCGGCAGCGGCCTTGCACGACGGCGACGAGCGACGCCCCGACGTGCCGCGGCGTCAACAACCGTCCGCTTCGACTCCCCGCGAGGATTTAGGAAAATGAGCCCCTGGCGTCTTCTGGATTTGATTTTCGCGCCCGCCTACGCTCACTTCGGTCGGGCTAGACCACTGCCTCTGAGCATGAGCAACAGGCAGCGGGGACAGCAATCCCCCGATTTCCAGTCCGCTCGCCCGGGATTCTAGCATGAAGATATACGCCCTGCTCAACTGGTACGACGAGCGCCCCGACTGGCTCGCCGCAACGGCGGCGTCAGCCTCCAAGTTGTGCGACGGGATCGTCGCCGTGGATGGCGCGTACTTCCTGTTCCCCGACTCCCTGAGGCATCCGACGAGCGGAGCCGCGCAGGCCACGGCCATCATGGAAACGGCCCTCGCCCTGGGGATGAGTTGCACCATCCACGTCCCGCAGGAGCCGTGGGCAGGTAACGAGGTAGGCAAGCTCCAGCACCTGTTTGACCTCGGCGTGCCCGAGCCGTTCGAGGACTGGTTCTTCCGCATCGACGGAGACGAACTCCTGACGGACGTTGCATACGACGCCCGCGAGCGGATCGAGAAGACGGACTGCCACGCCGCCGAAGTGCGGATGTGGGTTCGCACCGACGGGGTCACGCAGCATGAGATGTGGCCGATTCGAAGGCTATGGCGGGTGGTTCCCGAGATGCGTGTTGGACCGGCCCACCACATCATGACGGGCCTGGTGGACGGCGAGCGCACCGTGCTGGCGGATTCCAAGGACCGCGAGCGCCAGACGCCCGCCCTCGACCTACCCGACGTACTGATGGAACACCGCAACCGCCAGCGGAACGCCGTGCGCCTTGAGCGCAAGGAGCGGTACTACCGCCAGCGTGACGAACTTGGAGTGGAGGCTGAATGGCCTACGTAGCAGCAGCAGATTTCCGCGAGCGGACGATTAAGCCGTGGACGGCCAACCTGACCCTCGATGAGAACGAGGGCACCGACGCCTATATCGACCTACTGATCACCCAGATGACGACCCAGGTGGAACTCGACCTGGCAGACGACTTCGAGCCGCCGACCCCGGATAACGACGAGATCATCACGGTCTACGGCTACGGCACGACCCGCCTGTACACGCCACGCCGCGTGCGCTCACTGACGACCGTGGAGACGCGGTGGCCCTGGACAACCACCTACACCACGCAGGCCACCACCGCTTACATCCTCAGGCAGTCGTTGAACGCCGCGGGCACGGCGATGGTGGACGGCCGCACCGCCGACTGGCTGGATGCCCTGACGGGGCTTAGCACTGGTGTGTGGCCCTACGGGGCCGATGCCGTGCGGCTGACGGGCAAGTTCGGCTGGGCCGCCGTGCCCACCGACATCAAGCGCCTGGTGGCGCTGAAGGTCTACGACCAGGTCAAGGCGAAGTCCGACCCGCTGTCACGGATCATCGAGCGGGCGACGGGTGACGGCGTCGTGACCTACGGGCCTTCGACGGAGATGGTGGACATCGTCAACCGCTACCGCCGCCAGCCGGCGCTGGCCTACATCGGATGAGTTCGCGCTGGGAGACGTTCTGCACGGCCGTTCTGGACGACCTACTCGGTAACGTGCAGGGACTTTACGGTGCGCTGCCGCACAAGCTGGCACCCTGGGACCCAGAGCACCTACAGGCCGAGGCGGGGGAGCGACACCTGGCGGTGTACCCGGTAGCCGAAGCCGTTGACGAGGCCATTCCGCTCGTGACGGACGGTGGCACGGCGCTCGTCCAGCAATACCGCATCCTGTACTGGGAGGACGCGGGGGATGAATCGTCCCGCGGGATCGCGGACGAGGCCGCGGCAGCCGACCTCTACACCCTGGCCGAGGATGTCATCGACCGTTTCTACCTGAGGACCAACGTGTTCTTGGGTTCCACGGAGTTCACGCAATACGTCGGGATGTCGCTACCGGACCGCGCCGCGTCGGTCCGCTGGTTCCAGATCACCGTCCGGGCTCGCACATCGCAGGCACTCGCATAGGAGGAAGCGTGAGATATCGGGCATCCAAGGACGTTCAGGTGTCGGGGGCGAACGCCAAGGGCGACGCCGTCGGCCCCATCAAGTTCACCAAGGGTTCCTACGAGACGAAGGACGAGGACGAGATCGCGCTCCTCGACGCATGTGCCACCGACCCGGCTAACCCGATTGGGTTCGACCCGAAGGAGTAGAAAAGATGCCCACCACAACCCCGTCCAACAACTTCATCTGGGGCCTGTCGAAGCAGACCAACGAATCAACGGTCGCCACGACCGAGCAGTACGGCCTGCCCGTCTACAGCGGGCGTTCCATGCCTGCCCAGACGTTCTCCCGTGTGGACGTGACCGACGCCTCAAGCATCGTCGGGGATTCGTACAAGCAGGGTGACATCCACTGGGAAGCGGACGTGGTGGTGCCGGCCTTCGGTGCCGCGCTCCCCAAGATTCTCGTCGGCCTGTGGCCCACCGACACGGTGACGGGCTCGGGCCCGTTCACGCATACGATGTCGGGCCTCGGCGCAGCCCCGCCCTGGTTCACCACCTATAACACCGACCTACTCGGCGGCTCCGTCGAGGAGACGTTCGAGGCGGGCATCCTGTCGGAGTTCTCGATCTCCGGTGACCAGGAGGGCGGGCCGGCGCGGGTGGGTGCGAAGTACGTCGGCAAGCGTCCGACCATCGCGTCGTACACCAACGCCACGGCCCAGGTCATCGGGACGGACGGCTACTTCACTTTCACGGGCGGAACCATGAAGTACGAGGTGGACTCGGGCACGCCCGTGACCGAGACGAACATCCAGTCGTTCAACCTGCTCGTCTCGCGCCCCGTCACGCACCAGCCGACGGTGGACTCAACCTCTGTCAACTACCTGGCGCTCGGGCGGGTGGAATGCACCTTCTCGATGACGCTCCTCATGGACGACCACGAGGCGTACCGGGCCACGTTCTACGGTGCGGTCGGCGGCTCGACTCCGTCGAACACGAAGGTCAACGGGTCGGTGGAGATCAACCTCGTCCACTCCATTACGGGCACGCACTCGGCCAAGTTCAATCTGGACAAGGCCATCCTCATCGCGGAGCCCCCGGTGCCTGACCCGGCCGCGAGCCCGCTGACAGTCACGATCAACGGACAGGTGGACAAGCCCGCCGCTGGCGACCACGTCAAGCCGGTCGTCGTGAACGCCGTGGCTGCTGCGTCCTAAGACAGCGCGTTCGAGAGATCGAGAAACGCCTTGGCGACGATGGCGACCTGAAAGCCGCCTCCGATGATGCCAAGCCATGCTCCCCGGTAACCCTGTACCACGGCCACGGTTCCCAGGATGATGGCGATGGGACCGAAGATGATGGGCAGGACAAACAGTCCGAGGACACCCGCGACGATGGCCGCGATTCCAACCGGCCGGCCGCGTGACTGAATCTCTGGTGGGGCGGGTAGCGGCTGCATCCGTTCCTCCCTTCTGACGACCGCATCATATACCCACAGACGCCTAGGCGTGCGCCGTCCCCCGGTGCCCTGGGCGGGAAGGAGTCCTGCATGGATGCGCTGGAAACCCTGCGCTCCCGCAACCGCTTCGAGGAGGAACTGCCCTCCGGGCTGAAAGTCACCCTCCGTCTCCCACGTATCCGCGACTGCATCCTCGCCGGGCAGGTTCCCCTGCCCGTACTTGAGCATGTCATGAGTGCGGCTACCGATGGGAAGACCCCCGAAATCTCCAACGAGGATGCCTCCCACATGGCCCGGTTCCAAGACGAGCTAGTCCGCCGCGCCGTGGTCGCCATCGACGGCGAGCCCGTGAGCCTGTCCCTCGATGACACCAGCGAGTTCTCCCAGGAGGACTACGACCGGATCGTGGCCGTCGCCACCCGCCAGGACGCCCTCCCAAAAGACCCAGCGTGAAGCAACTGGCCGCCTTCGCCACATCGGACGCCGGTAAGGCATACGCCCGCATCGAGGAACGGTTCGGACGTGATCCGGCGCGAGCCCTTGAGGACGTGGACGACGTGCTCGCCCACAACCTGCGAGCGGCCTTCGTCGTGGCCCTGGCCGAGGACATCGAAGACGACCCGCATCGCGCAGCGGTAGAGAAGACGCGAAAGGCAGGCGAGGGCCCCCGTGGCTGACTTCGGTTCATTGCTCGGAGCGTCGGGGCTCGGTGGGGCCATCGGCGCGGCCATCGTTCGCCTGGAACTCGATACCGCCAAGTACCAGACGGAACTCCGCGCCGCACAGGCCCAGACGACCGCAGGTGCGCAGGGGATGGGCAAGGGCCTCGCGCAGTTTGGGGCCGTCGCCAAGGCGGGGCTGGCCGCCGCGGCCATCGGAATCGTGGCGTTCGGTGCCAAAGCCGTTAGTGCCGCCTCCGATCTCGGTGAAGCGGTCAACAAGTCCAACGTCATCTTTGGCCGCAACGCCGAGGAGATCGAGAAGTGGGCAGAGACGGGTGCCCGAGCCTTCGGGTTGTCAAAAACGGAGGCCCTTGAGGCCGCCGGTGGATTTGGACAGATGCTTCAGACGGCAGGACTCGCGGTGGGTGCATCCGCGAGGATGTCACAGGCCCTGGTGGAACTCGGCGGCGACCTGGCATCGTTTAACAACGAAGACCCCTCGGAAATGCTCGAACGCCTGCGCTCTGGTCTGGCGGGTGAGGCCGAACCGCTCAGACGCTTCGGTGTCTTCATCTCCGAGGCGCGGGTCAAGACCGAGGCATATACGTCGGGGATCGCCAAGGCTGGCGAGGAACTGACCGAGGCCCAGAAGATTCAGGCCCGCTTTAACCTGATTCTTGAGGACTCATCTAAGGCGCAGGGCGACTTCCAGCGCACCGCAGATTCGCTGCCGAACCTGCTCCGTACGCTCAAGGCCGAGTTCATAAATACCGCCGCGGCCGTTGGAGAAGACCTGTTGCCATTCATTCAAGGACTTGTGTCCTTCATCACCAACTACGCGCTTCCGGCACTTGAGCGGTTCGTTGAACTTCTCAAGATTGCAGCCGATCCTGAAACCTACACCAACATCCCGATTATTGGTGACTTCTTCCATGCGTTGGGTGTGGGGTTCGACGAGGCGGGCAAGATTCTTGAATCCAACTTCGGCCCAGGTTCCGACAAAGCCGCGATGTTGGTCCCGCATTCCTCGGAGTGGATCGGCCACGGTATCAACGCGACCGGTAAGAACATGGCCGCGTTCACGGTGGAGATTGACGAGAACACCCAGGCATTCATCGAACACCAGAAGGAGGCGCGGAAGGCGGCTAAGGAAGTCCAAGAGTTCGCCAACATGACGGGCGAGGAACTCAAGGAATGGCGGGCGGATACGAAGGAATCCTTCCGTACGGCTATCTTCGCCCTCGAAGACCTCACGACCCAGAGCGATATCACGAAGAGGGATGTCATCCAAGCCTTCCGCGAAATCCGGCGGGATGCCCGCGAGTTCGCCAACGCGATGGAGGACCTCCCGCGTGGCAAGTGGGTGAACGAGGAGTTCATCAAGTTCATCTCTGACCAGGGACCGGAGTGGATCATCGGGTTCGCCTCGCTCAACAAGGACAAACAGAAGGCGATTCAGGAGGACTGGGAAGAATCCCAGCGGGTGTTCAACCGCTCGATCAAAGGCTCGTTTCTGGACCTCAATGACACGCTGGATAAGCTGGATCGTAAGACGACGGCGCACACGGTAAAGATCAAGTACGAGTACGAGGGCTTCGACCCCACGAAGCCGGGGATGTCGGGCAGCCAGCAGGTGCGGTAAATGCCCGAAGCCGAAGGCGGCGGCCGCGCCATCAAGACGACGTGGGCCGAAGAAGGCACAACGCTTGTCCCACAGGTCTGGGAGATGCTGGAACGCTACGACGGCGGAACCACCACCGTCATCGTGGAGATCGAGTACCAGCGGGTCGGTGGGGCTACGCCGGCCGCAGCCCGCGCCATCGGCGTCGTCTTCGGAGTCTTCGGCGCGATGCCCATCGGGGTCGTGGCGGTGCGGTTCATCGAGGGAACCACGACCTGGAGCCAGCACGCCTACGGCAACGCCGTGGACTTCATGGTCGCGGGCGAGCGTCATCGGCAGCTGGCGTTCTTCCTGAACGCGAACCGCTCGGGCCTGGACATCGCGCACCTTCTCGCTGACCCGTACTTCCCCAGCCCCCTCGGTAACCACTACAACCACGTCCACGTTGACTTCCTTCCGGCCTGGGGTGGGACGCCGCCTGGACACCCGATCTAGGAGCAAAGATGGCTGAGCCTGTCGAGATTCGTCGCGTCGTCATCGAGTACGAGATCAGGATTCCTTCCGGTCCAGCACGGGCCATGATGGAGCCCGCGCGTCCCACCGTCGACGCCGACATGGTGCGGGCACTCAAGGACGAACTCATCCGCGACGGTTCGCGTAACCCGGACATCTTCGGTGGCAGGGCTTGACCCTTCCGACCCTCACGGTATCGCTGGGGCGGTCGGGCTGGATACTCGGACAGGAGGGGGCATCCGAACTCGGGGAGACGACCGACCTCGGCATCGCGTCCTACGACGACATCACGTCGAAGGTTCTTTCGGCCTCCATCCGGCGCGGGCGACAGCATGAACTCGACCGCGTCCAGGCCGGCACGGCCACGCTGAACCTCGTCAATCAAGACGGGAACTTCAACGCCGCGAACACCGCGAGCATCTACTACCCCGACATCCGGCCGATGATCCCGCTCAAGATACAGGCGACGTTCTCGGCCGTGACCTATGACCTGTTCCACGGGTTCATCGAGGCGTGGCCCGCGAGTTGGGAAGGGGCTCACCGCCAGGGCAACGACGTGGTGCAAGTCCAGGCCGTGGATGCCCAGAAGGTTCTGAATCTCGCACAGGTCACCGTGACGCGGGACGCCGAGCTCTCCGGGGCCCGCATCGAGGCCCTGCTGGATGCCGTGGGGTGGCCCGCCGCGCTGCGGGACATCGACGCGGGACAGTCCACCGTCCAGGCCGTGACGCTCACGGACACCACGATCCTCAACCACATCCATGATGTAGCCGCCAGCGAGTCCGGGCAGTTCTTCATCTCAGACGACGGCAAGGCCACGTTCTTCGACCGTTTCCACATCATCCTGCTGGACGAGGACGACGACCTGTGGGGCGACGAGACGGGGGAGAAGCACTACGCCTCCATCACCACGTCCTACGACGACCAGACTATCTGGAACGAGGTCATCGTCACCGCGCCGGGATTCGCCGACCAGACAGCGAGCGACGAGTCCAGCCAATCGTTCTTCGGCGGCCCTGCTATCGCGCCCCGCACGCTGGAGATCGGGACGTTCCTCACGTCGGAGGCCGAGATGCTGGCCCGTGCGGAGTTCCTCGTCTCGAAGTACGCCTTCCCTGAGTTCCGCATCACGTCGATGCGGCTGGACAATGCGAGCCTTGACGATACGCAGTGGCCGCGCATCCTGTCCCACGACCTTCACCACCGTGTTCTGGTCCGCAAGCGTCCCGCCGGCGACCTGATCGAGCAGCCGTCCTTCGTTGAAGGCATCGAGTGGACGCTTGGCCCCACATCCTGGGGCCTCGTCTGGCGACTGTCATCGACCGCCCTCCAACAGGGCCAGTGGGAACTCGGCACGGTCGGACTGTCTGAACTCGGCGAGACAACCACGCTCGTCGGCTAACTAACCCGGAAGGAACCCCTAATGGTTTGGACCGCCCCGCGCACTTGGACCGATGGCGAGCTGGTCACCGCCGCCATCATGAACCCGCACGTCAGAGACAACCTGTTGGCCGTTGGTCCGCACCTGATAGTTCGTAAGAGCGCCGATGAATCAATCGCTTCTTCCACCGCCCTTCAGGATGACGACGCCCTGCTGATGAACGTCCCCGCGAACGAGGTGTGGCAGTTCCAGTTGCTGGTGCGCTACGAAGCCGACGCGGCCGCCGATATCCTCGTTTCATTCGGCCTACCGAGCGGCGGGCGAATCATCTCCCAGTTCGTCGCGAACACCGGGGGCGGCTCGTTGCAGACGAATGACTGGGACATAACGACCACCGATGGAACGTCCGTTAGTGCTCAGGGAAGCGGCGCGGGCGTCGGGAAACTCCTCAACATCAACGGCCTATGGATCAACGGTGGGACCGGAGGGAACTACCGATTCCGATGGGCGCAGGCGTCATCCTCTGGAACCGCGACGGTGGTGAAGGCGAACTCGCTACTGTACGCCGTGAAGCTTGCCTAGCTGGTCCCCCGGTGGGGACTTCGGTTCCCCCACCTATTCCATCCCGATTCCGGTGGTGGACGGTGTGCGTTCCACGTTCATCGGGGAACGCCGCAGGCGGTGGCGAGAGGCCCTGGATATCGCCCTGGAGAAGTGGGCGCTACCATTCGACCTGTCCTACCGCCCGGAGGACGACCAGCCTTTCGTCGTCAACGACGAGACGATCAGCCAGAACAGCGTCAATCCGCTCATCATCACGAACGCTATCGCGGTCGTGCGGGCGCACTTCTCCGTACCAAGTGATTCCGCCGGCTGGATCGAGGAGATGACCGGCGGTATCTGCCTGCTGACACCGTGGCGGGCGTGGTGGATGCAGGGAGGGAGGTCTTCCATCGTTGCCGTCGCCGCGCACGAGGTCGGTCACGCCCTCGGATTCGGACACGGCGGCACGGGCAGCATGGCGGGGGCAGGAAGGCCGAACGATGAGGAACGCGCACTAGCGCAGGACTACTACCTATGACGCACGGCCCGCCGCCCTCCTGGTTCGGGGGTTCGGCGATGGTTTGGCCTCAGTGGCCCGTCATCCCCGTGGTTGACACCATCGCCCTCGGGTTGCGACCCCGCAAGGCGGACAAATGGCGACGGAATCGCGATAGGGCACTGGCGTCGTGGTCAAGCGCCCCGCTCTTGATGCTGACCGAGGAAGACCCCGCACTACATACCACGTTCGACCCGGACTACGCCGACGAGGAAGCGGAACTGCGCCGCCACATCATCCCCGGCGCGCTGCGGTTCATGCGGGGGAACTACCACGGCCGGCAGGGCACCGCGTGGTCCTATCCTTCACCCCCCGGTTCGGTGGTCATGGTGTGGATCGGCCTGGTGTGGTGGCAGGCGACGTCACCCTGGCGTCGGCAGTTCGTGGTGACACACGAAGCTGGCCACGGCTTGGGGCTGAACCATCGCACGGACAGCACCGCCAGCGTGATGTATTCGGTGGCCGACATGGGCGGGCCGTCGAACCAGCCCGATCAGCACGACCTCGAATCCCTGGAGGATTACTTTGCCCCAGAAGTGGGACCCGGCTAGGCGAGAGTGGGTCGATGCTTTCGCGGACGCGCCGACTACGAAGCCGCGCCGCTGGCCGCTGACCGTGATCGTTCTCGGCCTGCTGACCGTCGCCGTCGGCTCGTTCGCGCTAACCCGTGGGGGAGAGGACCGGGCTCCGGTGACCCCCTCTCCTCGGCCCTCTCCCTCACTCGGAATCACGCAAGCGCAACTCGACAAGCTCGGTGACAGCATCGAGGCCCGCTATCGCTCCGGGGACACGGAGGTGGCCCAGGCGCTCCTCGACAACTTCATGGACGCCCATCCGGAGTGCGTGTCCGCCGTCATGGGCGCGGGGGAGGGGCCCCTCAGGACCGTCCTGGCCCAGGCGGAGAGCGTGTCCGAGCAACTCGAGCAGACCGCCCCGTACCCGAACGCTTACACCACCACCATCATCGTCCCGGTGTCCGAGGAAGGCTCCCCGGTGGTTCGGGGTGCCGTACTAGGTGTCTCGTGCAGGGAGGGAACATGAGTGTGGAGTCCAGCAAGCGGCCCCAGCCTTGCCGATGTGGAAGCGAGGTTGATTGCTGCCGTGAAGATGGTGAAGGAACTGTCCAGCCGACTAGACACCCTGGAGACCGAACTCTCTCGGTTGCTCAGCATGGAACTGCGCCCCGAGCGCGGCGTTGGGACACCTTCACCGACACCGACGCCCGAGACATCTTCTGGAACGAGTTCTGGGGGTGAGTGATGGACGTTCTGATGCCCCTCATCTTCGCCGCCATCATCCTGTTCGGGGGTATCAAGCTCGTCAGCATGGCGTTCGACCGCAAGCGCCGCGAGAAGGCGGCTGAGTTGGCTAAGGACTTCGACAAGAAGTTCCGCGAGATCATCGCGGGCGAGTGGGGGAAGGACGACAAGAAGTGAGCAACTGCTCGAACGGGGACTACAAGACACCATATGGCACGGTGACCGCCCGCTATCCGGGCCGGGTCACTGCGCCGCCGAACCTGCGCCGATATGAGCGCACGGTCGGGGATGTTGTCCTTCAGGGACCTGCGCTGCGCTCGTTCAAGGAGGCCGAGGAGGCCGCGACACCCAGGCGGATGCGCCGCAAGGGCAAGGTCCTCCCGATCCTCATCACGGGTGTGGGCTACCGCTCCTACGCGCTTCAGAAGAAGTACTACGACTCCGACCGTTCGGGTCGCTACGCGAACCCCGACTGCTCGCTGCATTGTGAAGGGCTTGCCATCGACATCAACATGAACCAGTCCGCCATCAGGCGGGCCAGGATCGCCTACCACCTCAAGAAGCGCGGTTGGCACTACGGCGTGAGCGGCGAACCCTGGCACGCGAGTTTCAGGCTCAGCGGATGAACGAGTTCATCGAGCGCGAGTGCCTTATCAAGGGCTGCAACGCCCCCGCGTCGGTCGGCGGGGAGTGCGTGTTCGACGCCGTGGGATTCAGCGGTGATGACGAAACGGTAGTCGCGGAGCGCATCACCTGCGCCGCGGGCCACTTCTACCACGTCATCAACGAGCAGAAGACGGTGAAGAAGTGAGTAACGACGAGGACCCCCGCTTCAAACACCGCCGCATCGACTGGGACGTGCGGGGAATCCTCGCCATCCTGGCCGTGATCGGGGCCTTCGGCCTGGCCGGCGCGCAGTTGTTCCTCGGCCTCGGCTCGGACATCCCGGCCTGGGCCGCCACGCTGGTTGGTGCCGTCGCCGGGTTCTACTTCGGAAGCCGTGGAGGGAGCAATGGCTACCACTGACGAGGAACCCCCGGTCCTGCCCGAACCCAAGTCCGTCACCATCGTATGTGCGGAGTGCAACGAGATCATCCGCGTCAACGACATCCACGCCTACCTGCTGGCGAATCACCTGAACGTCTGTCATGAGATGACGCTGCTGAACGGGGAACGCGATTGATGTTCGCCTACGCCGCCTATCTCAAGAAACAGCAGAACGAGACGGACAAGCTCCAGGTCTGCTCCTGCTTCTGCCACCCCGGCCTGTTGGCGACCCGCCCCCAACGCCGGGAAGGCTCGATCTACTGCGAGACGTGCAACCTCGAACGTAGCCTGCCCTTCACCGAACTACTGGAGTTGAACGCGACATGAACACCGAAGACCTGCCAGACAAACCCCCGGAGGGTGGTGGGCCGATGACCCAGGCGGAGATCCGCGAGGCCATCCACCACTACTGGGTTCACTACATCGGGGCCACACAGGAGGAAGCCCTTGAGCGCGCTGACCGCGCCTTCGCCCACATGCTGGCGACCGGCTGGCTGCGGGAGTGGGGATTCAACCCAGACGGGGACGTCCTTTACGAACCGACGACCCCGCAGGCGAGACAGACCATCGTGTATGTGATCGGGAAGGAGAAGTTCCTATGATCGAGAAGTTGAAAGCATCCGCCCGTGACGTGGTGCTGGCCGCGGTGGCCGCGTTCGTGGGTGCCCTGTCCGTCACCCTGTCTGCCGGTGACTACTCTTACCCCGTGCTGCGTGCCGGCGTGATCGCCGCCGCCTGGGCCGCCGTTCGCGCCGGTATCGGCGCACTCGCTGCCAAGTTCTCCGGCTGATGTTGCCCTGTGATCGCTGCGGGCAGGCGATACCGCCCGAAGACCTGGCCACCGGCATCTGCTGGTCGTGCGGGTTCATGTACGACATCGAGAAGGTACTGGAGGCATCGAGTCAGGAGGTTGAGTGAGCGAGTATGGGATCGAAGACATTATCCAAGAACTCGTCCCGCTCATCCGAGAAACGCTCATCGACGGACAGCGCAAGCGAAGCCCGTCCTACTGGAAAGAAGACCCCGGCCACGAAGATGCGCTTCAACGCCATCTGCATCGGGTCGACCGTGGCGAAATCTTCGACGCGGACTCTGGGGCTCCCGCGTGGTCACACGTCGGAACCCGCGCCCTGATGCTGGCGTGGCAACAGGAACGGCAAATCTCTCGGAAAGAGTGGGCGGACTTCGCCACATGAGGTGTCCTGACGAACGCTGCACCGGCAACCATAACGACCGGCGTTACTACGACCTCTGCCCCCGTACCAAGGAGGACAAGCGGCAGCAGAACAAACGGGAACGTGCGAAGAACCGCGATCACTACCGCGAGTACGAGATGGTGAGACGCGGGACCGCGAAGAACATGCTCGCCAAGGCACGGTACGACGCTTCCCGCCGAGGAGGGAGGAACCGTGAGGCAACTTTCACCGATTGAGAGGGAAAAACAAAAGCTCCTGAAGTTGGCCCGCACGCTCATCCGCGCCAAGCACGCCGCGGCTGCGGATGACGAGTTGAACACCGTACTACCGGCGCTGGAGATCCAGATAGACGCCGCGATCCAGTCGGGCAAGTCCTTCGACATGGGGAAGAAGTTGGAGGCGCTGTTGGGGGGCGAATAGATGGCGTTCCTCGCCACCACCCCACCCCGTATCCTCGACTTCGACTTCGAGAACCGCCCGCTTTCCTACCTGGGCGGGGACTTCACAACTCCAGAGATCACCGTCGCCGCCTGGAAGCTCCTTCCTAGCGGCGACCTTTTGTGTGTCTGGCAACCGGAGCACTCGGTCGAGGAGATGATGTTGGCATTTGTCAACACCTACAACGAGGCCGACCTCGTGACGGGCCACAACATCATCCGCCACGACCTGCGGCTGGCGAACGCGATGCTGCTGGAGCAGGGTATGGCACCGCTGCCACCCAAGATGGTGTCCGATACCTGGGCCCACCTCCGCAAGCGTTCCCCCGGCTTCGCCTCCCAGGAGAATCTCGCCGCCTTCCTGGGCGTCCGGGCTCCGAAGCTCGGGATGTCCACGAAGGCGTGGCGGGGGGCGAACCGGATGGACCCGGAAGCGGTGGATCGCGCCGTGGCCCGTGCCGTAGCCGACGTCCGGCAGCACATCGCCCTACGCCGGCGGCTGCTCGACCTCGGGTGGCTGAAGCCCCCGCGCCTGTGGACCCCCTGAATCCCCCTGGCAGCATCCTCCTGGCATAGCCCGTGCGGCCCCTGAGCGTCACGCTAAGCGAGTTTGGGGAGTAGGGTGGCCTGGGGCCCAGGGATGCGGACTGACCCGGTATATGCCGAGGAGTTGAGAGTCCGTGCCTACCCGTCCCAGGCCGGCCAGCAGTGGCACATCCTCGATGACTTGACACGGCGGACCTGGTGTGGCCTGGCTCCGAAGTCGATCTACCTCACCCAGGCACGGCCGTGGGCCGAGATACCGGAGCACCGCCGCTGTCAGTCCTGCCGACGGTTCGCCCCGGTGCCACCCGTCATATTCGTACGATTTCGTCGAGGCAGAGTGATTTCAGAGCGGGTGGTAGATCGCCAAGAACGAGGCAGAGGCCGACGAGGTACTCGCCCGAAGGGGTATGCCGCCCCTGGAACCACCGTTCCACCACGGTGAATGATGTCTTAAACGGCATCGACCGGGCAACGTCCTCGACGGTCATCCCGAGGTCGGCGCGGCGCTTCCGCATCCAGGCCGTGATGTCCGCCGCGAACTGATCCTTGCTCAGTTCCATCCCCGTCCTTTCCGACCCCATCTCGACCCGAACGTAGCCCGTAGCACCCTGCGCGGCAATACCTACCAGCGAATCCCACGCCTGTATTTAGAACACGCTGCGAGGCCGCAGGCACGCCAGGGGATTTCCCCCGCCACTCTTGACTCGGAGGATTCGAGGGTTTAGGCTCCCCTCAACATATCCGGGTGGCGGGAACGCCCAGAATGGACGTTATCGGAATCCCGCTTCACTAAGTACACCAGGCGGATTCGCCTCCCGGCCGACGGAGATGGGGGTCACGGGATGCGATGTCTGGCCTGTGAGGAACCGGTCCCGCACGGCAAGGAGATCGTCACCGACCTCGGCCCGTTCCACGACACCGAGCGGTGCCTGCCAACCGATCTCTACGAAGCCATCGTCTGGCTGTACTCCGACCACCTCGAAGTCGAACACGCGGATGACGTGAAGGGGGAAGGCCGGTGACCGAGATGGAGGGCCGCTACCGCATCACCACCTGGGACCAGGACACCACGCCTGGAGGCAAGTGGGCAGCGCACTACTTCAACTGCGACTCCTGCCAGGTCCATGACCACGACCCCACGCAGGATGTCTTCTGTTCCGACGGCTCCTGGCTGCGGGGCGTGATGATCTACGAGGGGCGGAAGTACCAACTCAAGAGGGCGGGGCTGTCATGACGACGCGAGCCGAGCAATTGGAACACCCCGCCAACTTTGAAGACAAGGACGGTCGCCTGTTCCTGGTCCGGTGCATGAACCACCCGGAATGCGGGCTGGAGAACTATCTGCCCGCCGTCGCGGATGGGCGCTGTGCTTGGTGCGGATGGGGGCGGGAACAGTGAACTCCTTCATCGACCTCCTGTGGTGGGGCCTCGCCATCGCCTACTTCGCCTTCGTCGTGGTTCTGGTGCGGAGGGTGGGGCGATGACCCACACGCCGGGACCGTGGACGTACGCGAAGGGGTCGATTCGTGGGCCGGATGATGCGTTCATCGTCCCCGATTCGCCGTATACGTCTGAGGCCGACGCCCGCCTCATCGCCGCCGCCCCGGACCTGTTGGCGGCGTTGGAGAAGTTCCCGAGCTGGGGCGGACCGATAGACGCCGCCGAGGACTACGACCTGCTCATCCGTGGTGAGTGGTTGCTGCTCGCCCGTGCCGCCATCGCCAAGGCCAGGGGGGAGTCGTGACCTTCTGGCTCGTCGTCATCACGATCCTCGTCGCCGCCATCTGCGGCTACTTCGCAGCCTGTGTATGGCTGGATGAACAGGAGAAGGACGAGTGAGGCGCAAGGTGCGACCCAAGAAGGACACATCCATCACGCTCCAAGACGAGCCGACGATGTGTCGTCGCTGCCGCGCAGACGGGGATGACATCTGGCACAAGTGGGGATGGAGGGTTGAGGTCCGCCTGTCCAGCGCCAACATCTGCAATGCTCATCTCGAATCGAGCCTGCGGGAACTGGTCCGATGAGGGCCCAGTACGCCAACCGTCAGCAGTGGATGACGTGTTCGGAGTGCCAAGGTCGGTCGTTCTCCGATCCGACGAAGGCGTACCACTACCCCTCCTGCTCCAAGTACCGGGGTTGGCGGTTCGGACGGTACGACGAGCGCCAACAAGACCTGCACGCCAAGGCTCTACGGTCCTCGGTTCATTGGACGTGCACCTGCCCTAAGCCGGGATCACCGGACTACCCGGCGCTCTGCTCCAAGTGTGCTGAACAGGCCGACTTCGATGGGGGTGGGGAATGAGTGAGGTTATCTGGGAAGAGTTGCCCCAGGCTCGTGGGGGGCGAGGGGAATCACCAAATGGCAAGTGGGCCCCAATCCTGAACCAGTTGAAGCGCCGTCGAGGTCAGTGGGCACGGATTGAGGTCAAGGATACGGCCGGCCAGGCGGCATCCACGGCGGGGAATCTCCGCAAGCGGATCGTCTTGGTGCCAGACGGTGTTTGGGAGTTCGCCTCTCGCAAGGACCCCGAGTCGAACCGCGGCTTCGTTTACGCCCGCTACATGGGGGAGTCCGAATGAGGCGCACGCTGACGGTCGTATTCGATGAGTTCAACGAGCACACGAACGAGCACGGCACGACGTACTACGTCAGCGGGATGTTCGATGACGACTCCGTCGTCTCGGGTGGGAAGAAGACGCGGGAGGACGCGCAAGCCCTGCGGGACACGCTGCTCCAGCTGATCGATATCGAGTGCGACTACTACTGCGACGACAAGGGTCTGTCCAAGAACGGCCGGCAGAAGTGGGCGCTCAAGGCCATCTTAGATGTCGAAGGCGGCGCGATCTACGGCAAGGTTCCGCAAGGGGCGGGTGTGGTTTCGTCGGTGCGACAGAACCCGCAAGGGAGCGCACCGCACCTGGGTTCAACTCCCAGCCGCTCCACGGACGAGGACATACGGCGAGCCGTGGCCCTCAAGGCCGCAGCCAACGCGAGGCCGGGGCAGCCAGCCGACGTGATCCTCGACACCGCACGCATCTTCGAAGGATTCCTCTCTCGCCCCCTCGGAGAGGAACAGGCCGGGGCGTCTGAGTCGTCCGCATCCGACTCCGCCCCGGCCGAATCGTCTGCACCCGAAGCGAATACGGGGGAAGCGTCGGGCAGCCCTGAGCCACCAAGCACGGGTGCAGATCGTGATGGGGGGGTGGGCTTAGGGGAAGGGCCTGCCCCCTCATCCACCAAGAAGGGTTCATGGGAAGAACGCTGGGCTGGGATAGAGGTGGAGTGATGACGGCAGACATCGAGACCCTCGTATTTGAAGCGATTGACAGCCTTGAGGGTTCGACCGTCGCCACCCAGGCGACGCGGTTGGTTCAGCGTGAATGGCCCAAGACTGCCAACACACTCAAGGCTCTCGCGGCGACAGGGCTGGGTGCGGAGATTCATACAGAACTTGGGCGGCGGCGGGGGTTTGCCGATCCTCGAACTGATGACGATGTGAGGGCTGGCGGCCCCCGCCGCGCCCAACAGCCCCGGCGTCTAGTGCGCCCCGAGTCACGCCTCTGGAACATGTTCTACGAAGATGCCGACGGGACACAGAAGCCCTTCATGCGATTCACCCGCGAGGATTGCCAGCGACTCTCACCCATCTTCCGCCGTCGTGCGGCCGGCGAGATCGCCGCCGCCGAACTGATGGAGGAGGCCGACGCCGCGTTACAGGAGTACGGCGTAGCGGTCGTCTACGAACTACCCGATGACGTCATCGAGGGGTTGGAATCGTGAGCGCCGATGTTGCCGGTGCGAGCGACGAACTGACTGGCGCTCTTGGGGTCGGGGCCGAGGCACCGGCTGAGCGCGCCCCCGTAAGTGGCCCTGACCCCATCACCTTCCTTCTAGGCTCGCTTGGCGCGACCCTGGAGGATATCCAACGGACGAGGAAGTCCGCGCTGCTGCGCTCCATCGCCACGGGCAAGCAGGGGCAGAACCACGCCTCGGTCGAGGGCGCGGCCCTGGCCGAGATGCTCAAGCCCGTCGAGCAGGCGGCAGCCCGCAAGCTGAAGAACGCGCTGAAGAAGCACGTCCTGTATCCGTGGCTTGAGCAGTACCCCGGCCTCGCGGGGCCGACCACCGGACGGTTGATCGCGGTCATCGCTGACCCCTTCCGGTTCCCAGGTCGAAAGTGTGAGGGAGGGCACTACCTGCCAGAGACGTACGGGGGTGAGCTATGTCCGGTCGAAACGGTCGGTGGGGACGAGGTCGGCTCTGGCCGGACAGAGGGTGCCGATTCCTCAAGTGAGAACGCCTGGAGCTCTGGCCCCTGTCTCGCCCCCGTACATCACCGTAGGGGTTCCGGTGTCCGCTCGCTCTATCACTACCTCGGCCTCCACGTGGTCAACGGCCGCTCGCCCCGGAAGCAGCGGGGCGTACAGGGGGATTGGAACACCCGGGGACGGACGCTCGTTCTGCAACCGGACGGCATCGCTGACCAGATCGTGAAGCAGCGGGTCCCAAGGTACCGGGACACCTACGACGCCACGAAGGAACGTCTACAGCGTGAGCGCGGGGCCGTCAGTTCCGCTGAGGGCGACGAGATGGATGGCCTCGCGCTCTCGGTGGTGGCGGAGGGGGCCGAACCCGTTGGTGGAGGCGAGTCTACCCCTGGCCCCCTCCGTCCCATCCAGATACACGACATCGCCAGGAAGGTTGCCGCGAAAGCGTTCGTGGCCGACCTGCTGATCGAGTGGAAGGCATTGACCAAGTAAAGGGCTGTTCGTTCGGGGGTGACGCCCACGGCCTGTCGGGAGACACGCCGCTGCTCGCGGAGAGACTACGGACCGCGCCGGGAACGAACGTTGGGAGGCCCGTTAGATGTTTGATGTCGAACCGACGCACGACGAGGGAACCGTCGCACCGCCGCTTACCCCTTCCGCGTGGAGAAAGAAACCACCGGGACCTGAACACCCAACCCCGAACCCCGCTTCTTAGGAGCGCCTGATGCCAAAGAAGAAACCAGTCGAACCCGTGAGGTTGTGCGCCAAGTGCTACCACCGGATCGACAACGCCTCCCTAGAAGCAGCCTTGAAGAACAAGACGGAGTACCGACATGAGTGCGGACGAGTTCTCGTGAAGGGGGCTAGGCCCGTGGAGGATGTCCGATGACCCGTGGCTTCGACGGCAAGGAGTGGGCGGCTAGTTGGAAGGGGCTTCACGATGACTGCGAAGCCCGCATCGCCGAACTCGAAGCGGCCAGGGCTGATGATGCCGAACGCTATGTCGCTCGGGTTGCCCAGGTGGCTCGACTCGAAGCGGCGTTGAGGAGGTACGGGGTGCATGAGCGAGGCTACGCGATGCTCGACCACCCGTTCGACCATAAGGATTGCACCTGTGGACTCCGCGCCGCCCTGGGGGGATCGTGACCGACTACACCTGCTCAGGACGTGGCACATGCGAACCAGACTGTCCCATGTACGGGGTGTGCCACTGCGGGTGTGGGCTCCAGACAACCATCGCTCCAAAGTCGAATCGGTCCATGTCCCGCACACGCAATAGGCCCGTGGTGTTCCGGGCCGGCCACCACGCCAAGCTTTATCCGCCGATCCAGAAGGTGGGGAAGTGGGCGCGTAACGGCATCGACCGCCGCATCGTTCTGCCCGAACTCCAGATGGCGCTGCGTATCCACGGGGAACAGAAGCGGGTGGCAGCCCTCCTCGGGATGAGCGAAGGCTGGATGTCCGCGATAGTTCTGGGGAAGATCAAGCGTGTTCGTCCGGTCATCGCTATGCGCATCGCCGAGGTGGCGCGGGGTTCACGGGCCGAGACGAAGGAACCGGCTCAGGTTCGAGCGAATGAACTCACGCGGGAGCGCAGGAACGGGAGGCGGCTGGTTCCCCGTTGCACCTGCGGCCGGCGAGCCAGCTCGGAAGACGTCATGGTGTGCCAGGTCTGCCGTAACAAGAACCTGCCGTTCCCGTGTAACGCCTGCCCCAAGTCCTTCGCATCAGATCACGCCCTGTATCTCCACTCCCGTCAGGTACACGGAGACGCGACACAGGGACACCATGCCTGGGCGGGTAGGCACCGTGCCGGGGTTGGGGGAGTGGTGGGATGAACGGCCGCGCCAAGGGGCGGGCGTTCGAGCGTGAGGTGGCGCTCCTGTTCGGCGGTAAGCGAACCCCGCTATCCGGTGCCGCTGGTGGCAACGACATCACCTTTGAACCCGACGGCATCTGGGCGGACTGGGGTATGGAGGCCAAGCGCCGCGCGCGTCTCCCGGTGCTCGTCACCGCAGCGCTCGATCAGGCCGAGGCGGCGCTGCCACTGGGGACGCGCAAGCGGCCGGCGGTAGTCATGCGGGAGGACTCGGGGCGGATGGTGTTCGTGGCTTACGCATCCGATGTGAAGACATGGTGTGAGGCGCTGGCCGAGATCGGGGAGTCGCACCGCCTGCGCCCGCTTGCCCGCGAACTGCGCGCCATAGCGGCGCAGCTGGAGGCTATGAGGTGAAAGCCGAAGACCTCGAATACGACTGGACCCTGAAGGCCCGCTGCCGCGGTGTCGATCCCGAATGGTTCTTCCCGAAGGGTGACCCGAATGGCCTCACTCACGGCGAGCGTCGGGCGAAGGCCATCTGCACCGCCTGCCCGGTGCGCCGTGAATGCCTCGCGTATTGCCTGGAACACGAGGGGCTGGTGGCCCGCGACTACAAGTTCGGGATATGGGGTGGGACCACGCCGTCCGAGCGGCGGCGGGTCGATGGTCTTTCGCTTGGCCTTCGCCTGGAGGTGCTGCTGGGATGAGCGACCTTCTCTCGCCCGCCGAACTAGAACGCCACATCCGCGAACTCTGCCAGGACGCCCTAGCCATCTATCCCATGTACCGCCGTCTCCACGGGATGGGGCTGGAGCCGCGCCGTGGCGATACGGTCCACGTCTCAGGTGGTGGCGAATCCAACACGCCGGCACGCCTGGCCGTAGACTCAGACTACGCGGCTTCGCGGCGAGACTACGCCCGCTGGGTGGCGGGGGAGATCGAGAAAGTGTCTAGGCGGGTGGACAGGGTACGCCAGGGCCTCGAACGCAACGTCGGCCCCACCCCCGGCTTTCGTCAGCCGAAGGATACGGGTAATGGGCGAACCAAGGTGACGGCGGACGAACTGACGGTTTCTCTGCTCTATCAGGGCATCCGGCTCCGCCGCGGGGCCGAATGAGCGGTTGATTTTTACTCGAACGTATGTTCTAATCACCGTGGATTCGTATACCTAGCCGCCCTCGGGGCGGCTTTGCCATGTCGGAGGAGGCCCCTTGAGGAAGCTGCTTGCCCTTGCTGTTCTGCTCGCAGTCCTAGCCTTCGGCGGATACGCCCTGGCCGACGACCCTGACGGGGACCTTCAAGAGGCTCTTGGGGATCTCATCGCAGCACAGGACCACCTAGCCTCAGCTCAGGGCATCATCGAGGCAGAGATTGCCAAGCCTCCGGTAGTGCAGACCGTCACGGAGACGGTCACGGAGACGGTGACGGCACCCCCGTCCACCAGTACCCCGCCCCCGACTACCCCTCCGCCCACCACGCCCCCTCCGACGACACCACCCCCAACGACTCCGCCGCCCACCGTCACGACTCCACCCCCGGCTCCGGGCTTCCCGACGAGGGCGCAGGCCCTCGCGGGGAACGTCGTGGTGGTCTCTGGCGACCGAACGGCTCAGTTCAAGCCCGGTCCTGCAACCGAGGTGACCTACGACCTACGGGGCCTGAACCACACGGGCTTTCCGCCTGGCTACCCCATCGTGATCGAGGGCACTCGCAACGTCGTGATCGGTGGGTCGGTCACGGGTCAGCAGTCCCGCACCGCATCGTGGGCGCAGGTCCACGACGACATCGGCGGGCAGGCGCTCCGCATGCCCATCACCGACTACGGCGTGTCCTACGACTTTCGTGCCGACAACACCAACGACGGCTTCGAGATGCGGCCTCAGTCCGGTATCTCCAACCAGCGGTTCCTCATCGAGGGCGCGTACCTGACGTGGATTCGAGACGACGCGCTCGAAGACGACACGGAGATCAGCGGCACCTTCCGCGACGTGCTGGTGGACGGAGTGAACAACGCCATCTCCATCGGCCAGTCCACGAAGAACCCGAACGCCGTCGTCAACGTCGAGGATGTCATCTTCATCCATGCCCCGATGGTCAACGACCGGGCGGCTGACGGCATCGGTCACCAGACCCTGTTCAAGCAGGCTCCGGGTGGTCGGGTGAACCTCACGAACGTCACGGTCTGCATGTATGAGAACCCAATCAGTCCCGGCCGCATCGGCATCCGTCCTCCGGGTGAATGGGAGAACGTCACGTTCGTTCTCGGTCCCGGCTGGAACGGCTCTGACCCCAACGTCCCGAACGGCGCGGACGTCTCACGGGACTGGCAGGGCGAGTGCATCGACGCAGCCAATGCCTGGCGTGCGGTGCATGGGTACTGATCCGAGGAGGTCTACATGGCACGCGGCGACCTAGTGTGCCCGATCGACGGCCTCGTCCTCGGTCTGCCGAACTGGCAGTACCGCGGCGGCACGAACGCAGCGGAGACGAACGACCACTTCCACATCACATTCGTCGGTACGTTCGACTGTAACAACGGCCATCGGTATCAGGTGGAAGCTGGCTCCCGCATCGTGATGCAGAGGATTCAGTAGTGCCGCTGATCCTTCCGAAGCAGAAAGGTGTGCGGCGGGAGGCGAACTTCTCCGGCCAACCCTCGACCACCTGGGGGACGGCGCTCACGTCAGACGGTACGGCGCACGTCGAGCCTGCGACCGAGACCGAGCTGATCGCCTCGACGGCATTCGACACCGACTGGGTGAATATCTGGTTCCACACGAACTCGGCCTCGAACACCGACTCAGACTCGCTGGTCAACATCAAGACCGGGGCCGGCGGTTCGGAAGTGACGCTCCTGCCCAACCTCCTGGCGGGATGGGTCGGAACCCCCGCCCAGGGTTTCGGACAACGTCACTACGGCTTCCCTCTGTTCATCCCGACAGGGACACGGCTATCGGCCACGCATCGCTCCGTCGGGACCTCTACCACCGTGCGCTGCATGATCGAACTCCTGGGTGGAGGACGTTCGCAACACTGGACCGGAACTGGCGTGGAGACCATCGGCGCGGACACCGCGACCTCCTCCGGCACCTACGTCACCCCTGGCGGCGCATCCGAGGGCACGCTGACCTCGATGGGGACGACCGCACGGGAGTGGGGTTTCGTTCAGCCGATGCTCGCAGGTAACACGAACACCACCATGAACCTGGGGGTTCTGAGTATCGACCTCGCCTCAGACGGCTCCACCGTGATCGATGGCCTGGATGAGTTCCTGTTCGAATCGAACAGTGCGGAGATCAGCTTCCCATGGAATCAGGGTGGACGTTACTGCTACGTCCCTACCGGAACGACGCTCAACCTTCGTGCCCAGACCTCGGCATCACCTGAGGCGATGGCCTTCGCAGTCTACGGGGTGTTCTGATGGCTATCTCCGAACCCTACGCCGGCTCCCAGTCCGTCACGACCGACGAATGGGACCTGCCCTCGGACAGTACAACGCTCGGCTCGGTTACCGACGACGGCGTGTATCAGGTGTTCCTCGACCTCAACGCCGTGGCCGACGGCGACGTGTTCCGCTTCAAGGCGTACGAGAAGGTCCAGGCCGCGGACACCCAGCGGGTCTTCTACTCGGTGGATATCTCCAACGCCCAGGGCACGGAGGACAACTGGGTGTCCCCGTCGTTCATTCTGCTGCATGGCTGGACGTTCTCGCTGGAGAAGATCGCCGGCACGGACCGCACGATAACTTGGAGCGTTCGGAAGGTCGCCTAGATGCACTCGCCCTGGTACGACCCGCTTCTACCAGCGGCACAGCAACAGGCGACTGGGGGACAAACCGTTTCCGGTGTGGTTCTCAGCGTTACTCCCACCCTACCCGCCGGGTCTCTTTCGCATACCGTCACCGGGGCGCTGCTCACCATCACCCCGTCCATCCCCACGGGCGCACTCCAGTGGCAACTAACCGGCGTCACCATCACCGCAACACCGACGCTGCCTACTGGCGCACTCGAACACAGGATCACCGGAGTCACCCTCGCGGCGTCCCCGACGCTCCCAGCGGGCTCGGTTACATCAGGAGTTCAGCTAGACGGCGTAACGCTCGGCGTTACCCCGACGATTCCTACCGCCACCCTCCGACATGTTCTAACCGGCATCACGCTCACCGCAACACCCACCACCCCGCAGGCAACACTTCAACATCGAATCACCGGCGTTACGCTGACGGCTACCCCCACGATCCCCACAGCCACCCTAGGGCATGTGGTCACCGGGGTAACAGTTACCGCTACGCCGACCCTGCCACAGGGCTCAGTCACTCAGGGTGTGCAGGTCACGGGCGTCACCCTGGTGGTTGCGCCCACCATCCCGACGGCGACGCTCCGGCTTATCCTGACGGGTGTAACGCTCACCGCAACGCCCACGTTGCCCCAGGCAGCGCTCCAATGGCAACTCGGCGGGGTTACGCTCACTGTCACACCTATCTTCCCACAGGCGACACTGCAACATCTGCTCACGGGCGTCCTGCTGTCGGTCCTACCGGAACTGCCCATCGCGGCGATCACGCAGGAAGGAGACGCCGGCCCAGTGCCTGGCCCAACCCGAGTGGTGACCGGGAACCCAAATGCGGTTACAGGCGGTGCTCGCAACTTGGTGACTACCGGCGCAGGTCAGACGGAGGCATAGTGAAGGTCGGTACTGTTCGGCTACATCACCCAACGCTGGCGAACTGTCTGCTGGTGGTGGAGCTTGAGCGGCCCTTCTCCAGCGGCAAGCCGCGGCCCTGCCACAAGTGCGGCAAGCCTCACTCCCGACAATCTCTGCACCTACGCCTGGACGCTCACGGTGACGTCATGATCGCCTCGACCATCCTGGCAAAGCACGCCCTACGCCTCGAACTAGCCGGCCTCCAGGTGGCGAATCAAGTCAAGAACGCACCCACGCTGTACATCGGTGCCGTGGACGACCCAACCATCCAAGTGGTCGAGATGAACCTCAACGGCCACCACAACGCCGACCCGTTCTACGTTCCTGGCAGGACGCGCTACGAATCCGAAGCCGTGATCCGCAAGCCCCTACAGCCCGTCATCGACGCCAAGGCCGAGCAGGAAGACCGCGAGGCCACGGCCGAGAAGGCCAAGAAGCGACGCCTGTTCATCCTTGGAAGGAGACACTAGATGGCATCGTTCCTGTATGACGAGTTCCGCAAGTCGCTCGGTGGTAACCCCACGCACTCCGTCATCGACTTCGAGGACGACACCCTCGGCATGTTCTTCGTTGACGAGGCCGATGACACGCCATCCCAGACGGCGGATGTGGACGCCGCTGACCGTACCGCAGCCGCAGCGCACCCCGACTTCGCCTCTGCGCCCAACCTGGTCAACAACACGGCCACCATCGCCTCAAGCATCCTGGTGCTGGACGCCAACGATCTCACGTTCACGGCGCTAGGCGCAGAGGACCCGATGGAGTCGCTCGACCTGTTCAAGGACTCGGGCACCGACACCACCAGCCCGTTCATCGCCAACTTCGATGACTACACGGGCCTGCCGCTGACCCCGAGCGGTACCGACGTGGTTGTGGTGTTCCACGCCAACGGGATCATCCGTATCTGATGAGCCGTACCCGCTGGCAGCGAGTGGCCCCGGATCACTACTGGCGGCAGAACGACACTTCGCCGGCCATCACCGGGCAACTCTTCGATGGGAGCGGCGTGGTGGTGAACCTGACGGGTGCCGCGGTGGAGTTCCATGCCTGGTTCCCTGGCGACGCTGCGGTCAAGATCAACGCCGCTGGCACCATCACCGATGCCCCGAATGGCAGGGTGTCTTACACCCCCACTTCCACCGATACGAACACCATCGGGGACATGATGGGAGAGTGGCAGGTGACGTTCTCCGGTGGGGCCATCGAGACGTTCCCGAACTGGCGGCACCTGAAGGTTCGGGTCACCAATGACATCGCGGCCTAGGGCCTGCATCATCTGTGGCAAGCCGGCCAAGGGAACACGGTGCGCCAAGCACAGTCCCAAGCGGACGCCCTGGCAGCGTTCCGACAACAGGCCACGCCTAGGCTGGGCATGGCAGCAACGTAGGAAGCAGGTACTAGCCGAAGAGAAGCAATGCCGCTACTGCGGCAGGACTACGGACCTAGAGGTAGACCACATCGTTCCCCGTGCAGAGGGTGGTAGCGACGACCGGGCCAACCTACAGGTCCTATGCCATAGGTGCCACAAGATGAAGACCCAGGGTGAGAGTAAGCGAGGGATGCGGCGTGCCAACCACTAACGTGATCGTACGCTGGGACCCGCGCAGGCTGAATGCCAACCTACTGTCTGCCTACGGTCAGTCCATAGCAGATGCCAGGTTGGTAGCCATAGCATCCTCACCTGCACCCCGTAAGGCAGGGGCTAGGCTCGTTCGTACTGGTCCCACCTCAGCACGCCTGGGTACCACCGGCCTGGGTCACATCTTCGAGCTAGGCCGCAAGGGTGGCTACGTCATCCAGCCTGGACTCAAGACGGTACGACGCCGGGTACAGGGTGGGTCACGGTTCCAGCGTGAGGCAGCAGGGGTACGGGGTGGTTCAGGCAAGATAGCCCTACGCTTCACCAGGGGTGACGGTGGCTTCGCTCGTGGTGGTGTCATCGGTGGACCACAGCGTGCTACGCCATACATCAACCCAACAGCAGGTACATGGGCACGCATCCTCTATCAACGACGAGCACGAGCAGCGATCAGATCATTCGCATTGGGAAGATGAAAGGGGGGGGAGGGCTCAGGCCCTCGCGCATAGCAC